GAAAGCCCACGCATTGCTGCGTGGGCTAGTGTCGTTCCGCCACCCCAATGGTACGAGTGCCGCCCGTAAGGCGGAATGACGGAGTGAATGGTATCTATAAACGCCCTGCGGCGCAAGGACTATCTACATTGTTTGTTGTCAGTTCGGTTTACGGTTACTTCGTTTAAGCTGTCCCAGTCCACGTCGTCCAGTTCCTCCTCCGTGTATTCACGCCCGCCGATAATGATTGTGGTATCAGGCCGCTGGCTGCGGTGTCTATGCGCTTTGACGACTAGCTTCTGTTGGTAGGTTGTTCCGCTCATTTTTTATCTCCACAAGTAATGGTATCACTTGGTACGGTTACTTCGGCTGTGCCGTCGTCGCCTATGATTTTATAGCCTTTCTCCAACACTTCCTTGTCCCACTCGCCTTGACATCCACACAAACTGGTATCGCCCCCCATATCTAAGTAATCATCCCCCGTAACGATTTGGCCTGAACTAAACCATTCTCCACCCCTCCCTTTTTTCTTAGGCGCAGCATCGCGCGTTGTCCCAGGCCCCATACTGAATGACCCCTCTCCCCCTGATTTGAGTGTTACGTTTGGGCTGAATGTTACATAGTCCCAAAAGCCTCCATCTACTACGCCGCCATCTTGAACGACGCTTGGATAATTGCTATAATAAGGATAACAACACCTAACCCATTTACAATTTATGAATACATTACCCTTACCGAACCATACTGTTGCTTTAAATGTGCAGTTCTTGAATGTGTTGCCATCTCCAAAAGTATAGTATGGACCGAAAGTTTGGTTTTCAAATGTTTGCCCATCAATAGCCATATTACAAACCTGCTCCTATGCGAAAGAAAATCCCTAATCTTGAATATTATATTACTGAACAAGGTGGTATCACTAAGCCTGACCTGACCCCAGTATATACATTTTTCCGTCTTGCCCCGACACCCGCCGTATGCGTTATGCTGTATCAGAATGGTAAACGTAAGCAGTTTCGTGTGGCGCATCTCGTTTTACAAACCTACCGCCCCAATGTACCCGCAGCGCGTTTCGTTAAATACTTAGACGGCGACCCACGCAATACACATCTAACTAACCTGCAATGGCAGCACCCCACCGTCCCTATTAAGCAAATTCAACAGGCGTATCAAGATGGTATGACCCAGCAGCAGATTGCAGATAAGTTTGGCATCCATCAGACTAGGGTTTCCCAACTATGCAGAGGCTTAGCACCCGAGCTGTGTATTACACTCGATGATGGTTGGAAGCGATACGCCGATACCGATTATTTTGTTCATACAAGCGGTAAGGTAGTACGCGCATCTACGCAGCATAAAGGTGGTAAGACCCGTAGCCGCGTGATGGCGGAGCAGGTGTTCACGAATAATTACCGTCGCATCCGTGTGCTGACTAAACAGGGGTATGTGAGCATTAGCATACATCGTCTTGTTGCATTGGTACATATACCGAACCCGCATAACCTGCCGCAGGTGGACCACATAGATGGCGACCCGTCTAACAACGACGTGAGCAACTTGCGTTGGTGTACAGGTAAGCAGAACATGGAATATCGTTCTCCTATGCGACAGCACGCGCTCGCTATCGTTGAAATGTATCGTTCAGGGGCTACGCAGAAAGAAGTGGCCGCCACGTTCGGTTGCTCTATAAATACCGTTCAGCGCATACTGTATGGTAAAGTACACGCAGATATTACAGGAATTAAATCATGAATCAGCCGCCTAACCCTACCCTCCACGCGCAGCACGCGACACCCAATCAGCCCACGCAACCCCCAGCTACCCTATCTAAGATGGAATTGTTGGCGCGGGATATTGCGCTTTTGACTTCCGACCAGTTGTATACCCCTGAGGAGATAGCCCAAGCGTATGGTCTAACCACGGAGCACTACGCCGCCCTTAAACAAGACCCTGCGTTCAAAGAGCGGGTGGCGTACCACACCGCGCAGATAGGTCAGGATGACAATGGTCTACTCCGTGCGCGGGCACGGCTGATGTCCAGCAGCCTGCTGCGTAGCCTGTTTGAGATAGCTCAGGATGGTAAGTCTAAGGCTTCGGATAGACTCAAAGCGATGTCTACGGTGTTCGAGTTGGCGGATGTGAAACCGAAACAGGAACAGCAGTTTAGTGGTATGGTTCTCAACGTCAGCTTCGGCAGCGGCACGCCTACAACGACTATCGTCGCGCCACCTACACCCCCTGAGCAGAACACCCCGCAGAGCGCACCAGTAGCGGAGATTACCTCACATGACGACTAGCCAACAGAACACCCCCACCATTGGATTCGACCTAGACCGCTACCCCACCCTTAAACGTGCTTCGTACTCTGATGCGTTGGTACGACTGGCCCTAGGACCTGCTGGGTCGGCGAAAACTTCTTGGGCAATCATGGAGTTACTGCGTACGGCGATGCTACAAGAGCCATCGCCTATTGACAGCACGCGATACACGCGGATGCTGGTGGTACGGAACACATACTCTTTGCTCAAAAGCAACACCATACCGTCTATGCAGAATATGCTCGGCCCGTTGTTGCAGGTTACTGAGGGCAGCCAGCCACTCGGCAAGGTTAGAGCGCAGCTCGGAGATGGTACGATGCTTAACATGGACATCCAGTTCCTTGCCTTAGACAGCGAGGATGCACAGAATAAATTGTTGGGTGCGGAGCCGACGATGGTCTTGTGCGATGAGTTGAACATGATGCCTGAGAGTGTGGTGTTCGCTTTGGTGCGACGGTTGGGGCGTTACCCATCAGGAGCTAAGGGGCGCGTTACGCGCACGGGAATCATCGGCGTGTTCAACGGTCCTGTTAAAGGTTCGTGGTTGCATCGGTGGTATTTGGGCGAGCGGGATAGAGAGTTTGAGCAGACTGCGCGGCAGATGGGTGTGAGCAAGTTCGTTGAGTTCTTTAAACAGCCCGCTGCGCTTATCCCCCCACCTGGCTACCCTAACAGCCACGACCCCAACGCTGAGTGGACACCGAACCCGTTGGCGGAGAACATACACAACTTGGCGCAGGGCTACGGCTACTATTATGCGATGCTGGCTGACCCTGACCCTGGGAAAATTCAGAGCTACGTCATGGGGGATTTTGCGGATGTGAAACATGGTAAGGTGGTGTTCCCTGAGTTCCACCGCGACGTGCATACGTTCCCTGCTCAGTCGGTCAATACGCACGAGCTGCGGGAATATTATTTGTCGTTTGACTTTGGGCGTACGCCTGTCTGTATCGTTGGCTACCTCGCGCCCGACGGTAGTCTGTTGGTGCTGGATGAGTTTATGGGGGAGGACATGAGCGTGGACACCCTGTATCGGACTGAGGTGTTGCCTGCGTTGAAACAGCGCTACCCGAACGCGGTGTGCGCTAAGGCGTGGGGCGACCCTGCTGGGATGGTACAAGGACAGAACCTTGACCTGTCTATGTTCGATGTGTTGCGGCGGCTGGGTGTGCCCATTACAGCTCCTACGCGGTCGAATAAATTAGAGCCACGCCTGCAAGCGGTGCGCTCGTTCATGACAGCGCTGGGGCACAACGGCAAGCCGCGTCTGCGGATTAGGGATAACTGTAAGTTCTTGATTCAAGCTATGGCGGCTGACTATATCTATGAGAACCGTGGCAGCGGGGGTACACACGACACGCCTACTAAGTCTCACGTTGGTTGGGTCAGCGATTTGGCTGACGCAGCGCAATATTTAAGCCTAGGATTATTAAGGATAATTTCCGATAGAGAGGAGGATGTGCGCCCAACACGCGACGAGGATATTGATTGGTACGCTTGACAAATTACCAGAGTTCGGGTAATATTTTCCCATCGGCTGTTGAGGTGTTACTCTTCCCACCGCACACCTGTAAGGGCGACAGCCGATGCCACGATTTTTCATTTGGGTCTCATGTAATTCCTTTCATTTAACACTCCTTTGAAATCAAACCCCGCCTGCCTTGTGGTATGCGGGGTTTTCTTGTATCATGAGAACTCCAATAGATATTTTTATTAACCCAAACAGAAAAGGACACACCATGAAACACGCACGTTGCAATGGTAAGAAAACTGGTTGCAAAGCTACTGGTACACGCAAAGGCTAATATATGGACGAGAACCTTATTGATGAGCTAGGGGTATTTGTCGCTGCGCGATTTGATAAGGCTCGTACTGCCAAGCAGCCGCACTACTCCGATATGCAGGACTGCCTCAAACTTATGCACGGACAGCCCCTAACACCCTCTGATGGTCGCGGGCCTGATATAACTATGGATATATCAAGCCCTATCGTCAAAGGTATTGTAGGGCTTATCCGTGATATTTTTATGGGTACTACTGCTGCACCTTACACCATCAATGCCACGCCGATTGTTGATTTGCCCGAAGCCTTAGAGCAGGAGATGTTGGAGAAAGTTAGCCAAGACCTGAACTATATGTTGGCTGCCGCAGGCGGCGACACTTCGGCTGTTCGCGGGCAGATAGATGAGATGCGCTCGGTGTTGAAGTTGGAGGAGAACCGCAAGGCGGCTATCGCCGCAGAGCGCATGACGACCGTCATCGCCGACCGACTGCATGATGCAGACTGGGAGACCCAGTTTATTGAGTTCATTGAGCACTTTTGCATCTATCCCGCGGCGATTATGAAAGTGCCCTCTATC